TCCGCCGAGAAATTGGTGGCCATGGAGCTGGTTGAAGTGGTTGAGCCAGTGAAGGCAAGCGAGCCGCCCAAGGTCGAACCGAAAAAGGCTCCCAAAAATGCAAGCAACCGATCTATTCAGTCTTGAACTGATGCGTGAGCACATCCGCATGGATGAGGGGCAGGTGAGCGATTTGCTGTTGAAGGCCTACGCCGATGCAGCGCTTGCTCACTGCTTCAAAGTGTGCGATGAGCCCGCGTGGGAGGATGCCACTGACGTTCCTGCGCCTGTGAAGGCCGCAATGCTGCTGATTCTCGGCGATCTCAACGAGAACCGAGAGACTGCCTCGGCCCAGCAGGTAGTGGTGAACCCGATGGCGCAAAACATGCTGCTGATGTGCCGTAACTGGTACGGAGGCAAGCTTCCAGAAGTGGCCCAGCCATGAGAGCCGGCCAACTACGCAACCCCGTCGAGTTCCTCCGCAAGACCCGGGTCAAGGACGCTGCCGGCCAGTACGTCGATGAATGGGTGCCTGTGGTCACGACCTGGGGCGATTTTCGCAACAAGTCTGGCATGGCCACCATCAAATCTGACGCGCAGGCCAGCATGACAAGCTCATCGCTGCGGATTCGCTACCGGACAGACATCACCCCTGACATGGTGGTGCAGCTTGACGGGCAGAAATTCGACATCGAGGCCGTTTTACCGGATCGGGCCCAGCGCAAGTTCGTGGACCTGGTGCTAAAGGTGGCGCAATGAAGACCGAAATCCGCTTCGACACCGATGACCTCGCCAAGGAGCTGGAGAAGGCTGGAGAAGAGATCGTCAAGCGCGCCGCGCCGACTGCTGCGCTCTATGGGGCCAACGTGTTCTACCAAGCGTTGAAGGCCGAGGTCCCACGATCCATCAAAGGGCACTGGTTTTCAGTCCGTGGCAGTAAAAAGTACTGGTTTGAGCCGGGCAACCTGCTCAAGGCCATGTATGTGGGCTACGACAAGAAAGCCAGCAAGGACACGCTCAAGGTCTACAAGGTTGGCTGGGTCCACAAGAACGCTCCCTACGGCTACATGGTGGCACGCGGCACGAAGCTGGAGACGGGCGGGGTGAAAACCCCGGCGAATCCCTTCATGCGCCGCACGTTCCAAAAGGCCAGCGCAGAGGCTGTCCAGGCCAGCGCGGATCGATTCATGGAAGTGGCAAAGGAGGTGCTGGATGGCCGTTGAGCAAACCCTGTACAGCCTTTTGACCACCGTCTGCCCTGATGTGTTCGCCGACTTCGCCGAGGAGCCCATGCCAAGCGGTGACTTCGTGGTGTACCAGCAGATTACGGGCGATGTGATCAACCCCATTGCCAACGACGTGCCTGACCTGCGCAATTCGCGCATGCAGATCACCGTCTGGAGCAAGAGCCGCATCCGTGCCAACGAGCTGTCCAGGCAGATCGAGGATGTTCTGCGCACCACCGAACTGTTTCAGGCCCGGCCAGAGACAGCGCTGACCAACGACTTCGACGAGGAAGTGAAGCTGCGCGGCTCCCGCCAGGACTTCTCTATCTGGTGGAAGTGACCCCCTAAACCAACCGAATGCCGCCGAAAGGCGGTTTTTTTGTGCCCGACGAGGGCGAAACCGACCCGCTATGCGATTGCGCAGGCGGGTTTTTTCATTTCCGAAAGGCCCAAAAATGGCTTATGAAGTATCGACCGGCACCCGGTTCGCAATCTCGACGGGGTTTGGCGCGCCAGTGTCCGTAACCTCCATCACCAACGCAGCGCCGCCTGTGATCGCTGCGCCGGCCCACGGCCTGGTGGCAAAAGACCCCTTCCTGCTCAACACGGGCTGGGAGGACATGAACGACTCCATCTTGCGTGTGGGCTCGGCCACCACGGGTGCCATCACCCTGGAAGACGAAGACACCACCGATGTGATCCAGTTCCCTCCAGGTTCGAGCGCCGGCACGGTCCGCCCCATCACCGGCTGGACCGAGCTGCAGCAGGTCAGCGAAATCAGCCCTACCGGCGGTGAGCAGCAGTACGCGGAGTTCAACCCGCTGTCGCAGAAGTACGGCATCAAGATCCCGACGACCCGCTCGGCGATGAGCTGGGAGCTGACCTTTGGCTGGGATCCCACCTTGCCAGGCTACAAGGCCGCTGTCCAGGCATCGCGTGCCAACCGCCTGGTGGCGATTCGCATGGCCCTGCCCAATGGTGGCTCGATCAGCTATGCCTACGGCTACATCAGCGTGCAGGAGACCCCTGTGGTGGCCTCTAACGCCGTGACCACCGGCAAGCTGACCTTGTCCATGCTGCGCCCCATCAAGACCTACAAGTAAAGGTCGCCACGCCCGCTTTGAATCCTCAAGGCGGGTTTTTCATGCCCGTCAGGTAGCTCCTGCACGGGCCTTTTTGTTTCAGAAGAAGGAAATCCATCATGGCGAAGTCTCTCGCATCGTTTGCTCCCGCTCCCACTTTCAAGGGCACCGCTGATGTGCCGGTCGCAGGTCGCGGCCCACAACCCTTGACCATGACCTTCCGCTTCCATGACACCGAAGCGATGAAGGCGCTGTCCGCCGAGTTCACCGAACTGCAGGAGAAGTACAAAGCCACCGCTGAATCCCCTCTGAGCGACGAGCAAGAGAAGGACATGCGCGCCGACCAGGCCAAGCTGGTGATGAAAATCGCCTCGGGCTGGGAGTTCACTGACGAATTCAACGTCGAGAACCTGACGCAGTTCTTCGTGACCCATGCGTTTGCCTTCGGCGCCATCGTGACCGGCTTCTTCCAGGCTCACTCGGGCGCCAAGGTAAAAAACTGATTGAGCTGGGCCGGGAGCTGTTTGGCGACCGGTCCAGTCCTCAACAACTGGTAGCCATGGGGTTCCCTGCCGAGATGATCCAGGAGAAAGAGCCCCTTGTCTGCTACCCCGACCACGAGCTGGCCTACCGCTGCTTCATCGACAACTCCAGCCAGTGGCGCGCCGGCATGGGCGGCATCTACGCCCTGGACTACAACGTGATCTATAGCTGGCTGGATGCCGAGGGCATCAAAAAGCGCGAGCGCAATCAAGTCGTGCGCGAGATCAGCCTCTTGGAGCGCGGCGCCTTGGAGGTCATGCAAGAGCGCAGGGAGCAGCAAGAGCGATCCCGCAAGAAATAGCCCACTTCGGTGGGTTTTCTCATTTCTAAGGCTCGCTTCGGCGGGCCTTTTCTATTGGTGCTGCTATGGCTGATCTAACCAAGAATATCAATGTCGGCGTAGACGCCTCTGGGGTAAAAACCGGCCTCCAGGAGGCAACCAAGAGTATCAAGGACTTCGGCAAGACCGTCCAGGACGAGTCGAACAAGGGCGCCGGCGGTGTCGATCGCCTGGGTGAGTCCGTCAAGAAGCTGGGCCCAGCCACGGACTCCAGCATGAAGGTGTCTGAGCGCGCCTTTAAAGGCTGGTCCTCAGAGGTTACCCGCGCCGCAACGCAGATCCAGGCGGCCGGGGACAAGGTCCGTGAGTTTGAGCTGAAAGCCCAACTCAAAGGCTTTTCGCCCAACATGTACAAGCCGCAGATCGACGCTCTGCGCGCTGTGATTGCCGAGCAGGACCGGCTGCGCGCCTCCAACACCAATTTGGGCATGTCCGCCGCTGCCACGGCAGCTGCCATGCGCAACGTGCCGGCGCAGTTCACCGATATCGTGGTGAGCTTGCAGGCGGGCCAGGCTCCGCTGACTGTGCTGCTGCAACAGGGTGGCCAGTTGAAGGACATGTTCGGCGGTGCAGGCGCGGCCGCCAAAGCCTTGGGTGGCTACGTTCTGTCGCTGATCAATCCTTTCTCGGTGTTGGCAGCAGCAGCGTCTGCAGTTGCTTTTGCGTATGCAGCCGGCGCCAAGGAAAACGACGCGTTTGTGAAGGCCATTGCCATCTCTGGCAATGCCACAGGCACGACCACATCTCAACTGCGTGAATATGCACGAGAGATTTCGAACGTAGTAGGGACCCAGGCGCAAGCTGCTGATGGCTTGGTAGCGTTCGTTGCCGCTGGGGTGGGTGGTAATGCCGAGCTGCGTCAGTTCACCCAGACGGCCATTGAGTGGGAGAAGGCTACTGGAAAGGCTGTAGCCGACACGGCCAAGCAGTTTGCCGACCTGCAAAAGGACCCGCTGACCGCAGTCGTGAAGCTGAATGAGGAGATGAATTTCCTCACGGCGGCAATATACGACCAGATCAAGGCGCTGGACGACCAGGGCAGAAGTGCTGACGCTGCTGAGATTGCGATGAATGCGCTGGATTCTGCCATGCGCGAGCGCAGCAAAACCATCAAGGATAACCTGGGGTCGATTGAGCGCGGATGGAATGCCATCAAGGGTGCGGCAAGAAGCGCTTGGGATGCAATGCTCAACATTGGGCGGCAGGAGACGGTAGGCGACAAACTGGCCAGAGCGCAGGCTGAGTTGAACAAACGTCTCACCCAACCATTGGCAGTGGACAACGAGGCAATGCGTGGGTCGCGTGAAAAGGCGATTGCGCAGCTGCAGAAGGAGATCGCAGCCCTTACTGCGCAGACCGAAGCTGAAACCGCCAATGCTGCCGCCAAGGAGGCGTCCGCAAAAGCGACCGAGTCCGCCATCTCGTTCAGCAAGCTCTACGATCAATACAAGTCCAAAGACCTGCAAAAGACGCAAGAACTGTCCAAGGCGGAAAACGAGTACAAGGATCGAATCAAGGACTCGACCCTGTCGAAGGCAGATCGCAATCGAATTGATAAGGAGTACGCTGAGATCCAGAAGGGGATCATTGACAAGTACACCGATAAGAAGAAGTCTGGCCGAGATAAGGAACTTGAGGCCGAGAACCGCGAGATGGAGCGCCAGAAAAAGCTGATTGGCGAGTTGGCCGGCTTGTCCTCGACCTTCTACAAGGACTGGGACGACCTGAGCAAGGCTTATCAAAAGGGTCGCCTTTCCCTGGAGGGGCTAACTGAACAACAGGCCAAGCTCCTGGCCAAGCAGCCTTTCATGGTTGAGCAGACCAAGGCAGAGGCCGCCGCTTTGGCTGAAAAAGTCAAGGCCTATGAAGCTGAGCATAAGGCCCAGGAAGCTATCCTGCTAGCGCGCCAGCGCGCCGCGCAAGCTGTGGCTACGACTGTGGAAAAGATGCGTGACGAGATTGCAGCATCTCAACTGGCTTACGCACAGCACATCTCAATGGCGCGCGCTGTTGAGATGGTGGCCCTTGCTCGCTCCGAGGAACTTTTCCAGAAGAAGCTTAGTGAGGGGGCGGATGCGGCCACACTCTTGGCTCTGCAACAAGAGATCGATAAAAGGAAGGAGTTGATCGGCCTGATTACTGGCAAAGAGGTCATCGACAAATCAAGGCAGGAAACGGACAAAGCACTTCAAGAAGCAAAGCAGCAGTACGAGCAAACCATTAAGCAAGTTGAGGACATTTTCGTCACTGGCTTTGCCGACATGATGAACAACGGCAAGTCTGGCTGGGAGGCATTCTGCAAGTCTCTCAAGACATCGTTCTATACCTTGGTGGCAAAGCAGATCTACAAGATGCTGGCTGAGCCTTTTGTGGTGAACATCGTTGGCAATTTGCTGGGCTTCACGGGCAGTGCTGCAGCAGGGGCAGCCGGAGCTGCGGCTGCCGGCGGCGGCATGTTCAGCAACATCGGCTCGGGCCTGAGCGGCGCGAATGCGCTTGGACTGCTGGGCACCTTCGGTGGTGGTATGTCCGCAGGCTTCGGCGGCCTGATGGGCTCCTTAGGTCTGAGCACGACTGGCGCAACCTTCGGTGGCGCAATGTCAGCCGGCACCATCGCTATGCAGTCGGGCAACATCTTGGGCGGTCTGGGCACCTTTGTTGGCGCCCTGGCTCCAATCCTGGGCGGCCTGACGCTGCTGTTTGGCGGCGACATCTTCGGTTCGCTCTTTGGCCGCAAGCTCAAGGAGTCAGGCGTAGAGGGCACCTTTGGGGGCGACAGTGGCTTTGAGGGCCGGCTGTTCAAGTACTACAAGGGCGGTCTGTTCCGGTCTAACAAAACGACCTACGAAGAGCTGCCTGAGGAAATGCGCTCTGCGCTGGGCAACCAGTTCCTGGCAATGGATGAATCCATCCGCGCCATGGCTGGTGCGGTGGGCCTGGGTGGGGAGGCTTTGGATGGCTTTACAGCCAAGATCAAGGTCAACCTCAAAGGCCTGAGCGAAGAAGAGGCGACCAAGAAGCTGCAGGAGGAGTTCCAGAAGATCGCCGACCAGATGGGCGGCTTGGTGCTGACGACGGACGAGTACACCCGGGCTGGGGAAACCCAGCTTGAGGCGCTCACCCGCCTGTCTACCTCGATCACGCTGGCAAACGAGTGGTTCAAAGCCATTGGTGACACGCTCTACTCTGTGAGCCTGGCAGGGGCTGACATGGCCTCGGAGTTGATGGACGCATTCGGCGGAGCAGACAAGTTCACCGCAGCAACCAGCAACTACTACGACAAGTTCTATTCGGATCAGGAGAAGGTTGCCAACCAAGCGCGGCTTTTGAATGAGGCGTTGAAGAAGCTTGGCGTGGAATCGATGCCCACCAGCCGCGAGGCACTGCGGGAGTACATCAACGGTATCGACCTCTCCACGGAGGCCGGCCGCAAGCTGTACGCCGCGATGATCGGTTTGGCTGATTCGTTCGATGTGGTCTACACCTCCGCCGAGAACATCGCCTCCCTCAAGGAAGACCTGAACGTGCAACTCTTGCGCGCCCAGGGCAAGGACGACGAGGCGACGAAGCTTGAACGTGCAAAGCAGTTGAAGGAACTTGAGAAATACAAGGACCCTGAGCTGGTGCGCATGCAGGTTGAGGTGTGGAATGCCGAGGACAAGGCCAAGAGCGACGCCGCAGCCAAGCAAGCTGCCGAGGACCTGGCCGCAGAGATGGCGGCAGCGCAAAAGGCCGCCAAAGACCTGGCCATGAAGAACCTGGAAGCTGCTGTGTCCCGTGAGAAGGAGTACTGGAACCAGTTCTCCGCAGACGCCAAGGACGCTCTGACCAAGGCATCGAGCTACTTCGACCTGGTGACCAATGCGGCTAAGTCGCTGCGGGATTCGGTCGAAGACAGCGCAAGCTGGTCGGCAGCGGCTGGCATGGTGTACATCGAGCAAGCCCTGGACCGCGCCCGCAAGGGTGGGGGGCTATCGGACCTTGACGCCACTAAGTCGGCCATTGAAGCGGCTACCGGTGGCCTCGTCATGGACAACTACGCCACCCAGGCAGAGCTGGACTATGACAAGAAGGTGCTGGCAGGGCAGTTGGATGAACTCGGCGGGTATGCGGCTTTGGCAAAGACCGATGCGCAAAAGCAGATCGACCTGGCCAACGCGCAGATCAAGCGCCTGGACGACACGCTCACGTTCTGGAAGGAATACGGCGAAGAGCAGGTAGATGCAACGATGAGCGTTACCGACGCTGTCAACGCCCTCTACAAGCTGTTGGACCCCAAGGAGCAGGAGCGCATCCGCAAGGAAGAAGCGGCCAAGGCGGGTCTGGACGGAGGCGGTACGCCTGGCAAGGCTGGAAGCGGCGCAACCCTTGGTGGCACCGTGTCCGGCACTGCAGGGCGCTACGTCGTCGGCTTCACGGCTGATGGTCGGGCCAAGTGGTCGGATGGCACTGTCGAAAAGTACGCCGCAGGGCAGTACCAATACGACGGCCACCTATTGGTTGGATCAGGCAACCTGACCGCTGACCAGTGGGCGGCGATGCAGGCCGGTCAGAGCGTCTACGGCAGCGACTGGTACTTCGATGAGAAGCAAGGCCTGTGGATGAAGCGCAAGTCATTTGCCGTGGGCACGAACTATGTGCCTTACGACATGACGGCGAACATTCACCAGGGTGAGCGAATCATTCCTGCGGCCGACAACCGGGCGTTGATGGCTGCTTTGAACACCCAAGGGGGTGGCAATGCAGAGCTGATCACGGCGGTCAAGAAGCTTGAGGAACGTCTGGCATCCATCGACCACAACACGGCCGATGTCGCTGTTACCAACCGGCGCCTGGACGCGAACATCGACCAAGTGTCTGAGGGTGGCAACGGCCTGCGTGTCGTCAACCCTGGTTAAAAGGGAAATCTATGTACGTGTTAGTCCCCAAGCAGATTGGGGACAGCTCGATGCTGGCCGGGTCCATCCCCGCTGTCGATACGGCAGCCGGGGAGGTCGCCTGGACGGCAGGCGCAGCTGTCGCCGTCGGCAATGAAAGGGTGTACGGCCAACGCGTCTACCGATGCGCGGTCGTGCCGCCCAATCTCAACCTTCCACCAGACCAAGACTCAAACAGTTGGCAGGATGTCCGGCCTTCCAACCGGTGGGCGCCCTTCGACCCATACGTGCAGACAACCCAGGTCAACCGCCTGGGCTCACTCACGTATGTGTTGAAAGTGCCATTCATTACCGGCATGGCCCTTCACGGGCTTACCGGCAAACGGCTGCAGATCAGGGTGACGGATGGGGTAGGCGGTGCGGACCTGATCACTCCCGTCGATACCGGGCTGAACCTTCCGCGTGTCGGCTGGTGGAATTACTTTTTCGGTGAACGGACGGCCATCAAGTCGTTCCGCATCGAGAGCATCCCCAGCAAGTCGTCCACCGTCATCACGGTGACTGTGTCTGCCGACCCGAGCCAGCCGGTGGGGATCGGCTGGATGTCTATCGGCACCTGGACGGCATTCGGCATGACCCGTGTCGGGATGCCTTCGGGCACCCAGTACGGGGCGAATGCCGAGATCCAGAACTACAGCTACCGCAAGGACTTTGAGGACGGCACCTTCCGTGTCGTGCCCCGAGGCTCGGCGGTGAATCTGACCCTGCCCGTGATCATCGATGCAGAGGACGCGAACCGGCTGTTCTCGCTCATTGAGCGGCTCAAGGACACGCCGGTATCGGTGTATGCCAGCTCCATTGGCAAGTACCGCTATCTCGCAACAGTGGGCTTCATCAGCATCGGCTGGCAGCCGCACACCACGGTCAGCACATCAATAAACGTGAATGTAAAGGGGGTTGTCTAATGCCAATCGTCGCAGTACCACCGATCCGGGAACTTGGCACCGTCCCGAACAACAACATGGACGAGGCCACGTTCAACGTGATCGCAGAAAACTTCACGACGCAGATGGCGCCGTGGGGTGGTGATGTGAAAGCGGTGGCTGAGTCGGCCAAGACCAACGCCGAGTATTCCAACCAGCGTGCGAACGACTCCAACACCTCCGCAGAGACGGCCGCTGCGCGTCTGGTCGATGTCCAAACGGCAGCAAATGGCGCCTTTGCAGCAGCGAACTACAAAGGGGAGTGGTCCACGCTCACCGGCGCGCTGAACGTGCCGGCCACGGTGACCCACTTGGGTCGGCTGTGGTATCTCAAGCTGAACCTGGCCAACGTGACCACGCAGGCCCCGGCTCTGGGGTCTACCTACTGGGGAGAGGTGAGCCGCAACGACTTCACTGTGCTGCCGTGCCCTGCTGGGACAACGAATGCGGCGGACCGTGGCTTGTATCGGATGACCTCCAGTGCTTCGGTTTTGCTCCTTCCTGCTGCGCCTTGGCACGGGATGGTTGTGGCTGCGGCAAACCTGTCTGGTGCCCTGACTCCGGTCATCCAGCGAAACGGAAAA